ATCCATGATTTATAAGGCTTGTATCCATACTTAAACCTAGCAATAAATGTTGGCTTAGGTAAACCTTTCCATGAAGGATGACAATTAGGATGTGCAACGTCCATGTCGATTGATTTAGCGTGACGGCCTCTGTACATTAGATACATTCCATCCCACGTGAAGTCTTCTTTTTTAAATTTAGTCATTTGGTTCTCCTTACTTAACATACAACTATTATCTCCTATAGTTGATTTGAAGTCAACGGCTATAACGAAATTTTGACAAAAAAAAAGGGTCGCAAATTGCGACCCTTTAAAACATAATCGGTTAAGATTACATAATGTTTTTAACTAATACTCTTCTGTAGTATTTGTTAGCACTGTCATCAAGAGCACCGTTATCTGCTAATGCAGTAGTACCTCTAGCGAATGGGTTTTCAACAACACCATACCTAGTCTTGAATCCAATTTTTGGTTGGAAAGTGTTCTCACCAACCGCTCTCACCATTTGTAGTGGAACGTATGGGCAATAGAACAATCCAGCGTCAAATGCGCTTGATCCTTTGTAACCAACAGTCATGTAGTGAATACCTGAACTTGGTGCGAAGTATGGATCGATGAACACTCTAATTCTTCCGTTAAGGACACCAGCAAATGTTGAGCCTGTGTCATCAACTTGTAAGTTGTTAGAGTTAAGAGCAGGTGTGTAATCTAACACGCCAGCCATTTGAAGTGCGGATGCAACGTCAGATGAGCAAAGCATGATGTTACCTTTACCTCTTCTTGTTCCTCTTGCGATCTCATTAGCTTCTCTTTCAATTTGGAACATAAGACCTTTGAACTTCTCAACCATCCATCTACCGTTTGAATCAACATCTAAGTCGAATGAACCAGCAGTTGCAACGTTTTGTTGAGCACCGTCAACAGCAACTAAGTTAACTGTTCTTACGATTTCTCTGTTGATCTCTGCTAGAATTTCTGTAGAAAGAATGTTAGCAAGTTCTGTCTCAGCGTCAAGACCATGAATAGCTTTCAAGTCTTGAGCAAGTTCCATTGAGTATTCAGCTTTTAGAGCTCTTGATTTAGCTGTAACAGCAATTTTCTCGATTGAGAAAGCCATTTCAGCAAAAGCACTGTTTCCAGACTCACCAAGAGTTTCAGCTTGAGCTGTTGACATACCTTCAGCAAAGTTATAAGAAGTACTGTTACCTGATGGTTGAGTACCGTCTTGTGATTGACCTAAGGTATTGTTACCAGAACCTGCAACTACTGTTGAGAATTCTGAGTTAGCTTCGTTATAGAATGCCTCTGTTCCTGATTGGTTTGTGTATCTGCTTCTCATAGCAAATATTAAACCTGTAGGACCAGTCATAGGCTGTACACCAACTAAGTCATAAGCGACTAAGTTTGGCATTGCTCTACGTACTAAGCTGATTAAAACTGGGTCGTAGTTATCTACTCCTGAACCAGTTGCGTTTGTAGGTGCCTCAGCAAGTAGTGAGTTCGGTGAGAACCCTCTGTCTTCTCTGATTGCCTTTTCTGTGTTCTCCAAACAAACTGCTGTTACTGATTTCTTATGACTGTCACCGATGTCGGGTAAGTCAGTATGCTCAATAATCGGCTGCCATTTGTTTTGGAGTGCTTCGTAATTAGATTCCATTATAGTTTCCCCTTTAATTATACGAATTATTTCCTAACAGTTCGCGTAATCGCGTCTGCATACTTGGCCATTTCACCTAATGGTTTTGCTTCGTTTTCCTCAGCAAGGTCCACTGGGCTTTCATCAGAAATATCTGATGTTGTAGCCTTTTTGGTTTCAAGGTATGACTCTTTCAAAGTGTTAAGTTTGTTAGAGAAATCCTCTACGTTCTCATAATCAAGTCCTTCCGATAGAGCACGGAGTTTTTCAATTTGAGTTTCTGCTAAGCCTTTAGTAGCCTCAGCAAAAATGTTCTGTGTTTGTGACTCTGCAAGTTCATTAGAAAGATTAATCTTTTCTGATGTTTCTTCTTCGAGTTTACTTTCGAGTTCTTCTACTCTTGTTTCAAGAGCTGAAAGAACATCTGTTTGTTCGTCTTCAGGAAGAATCACGTTATGTGCTTCTATTAATCCTTTTAGACCAGACATGAAAGATTCAGCAACTTCAACTTTAAGTGATGACTCAATAGCAACTTGATTTTCTTCTAGCCATTGCTCTGATAAGTAGTTGATGTATTCATCAAGTTTACCAGTCATGTCTTCTTTAAGTTGCTCTTTAGCCTCATCGATCTGCACATTAAATGCTTCTGAGTATTGATCATTGATCTCAGCAACTCTAGCATTAACTGCAGCTTCAAATACAGTCTCAGCTTTTTCTCTTAGGTCTTCGGATAAATCTTCGCCAAATATAGCGTCGATGTCTTCCTTGACACCTGAACCTTGTCCAGGGGTTGCAACCTTAGGCGCATCTTTCATGTTAGCAGAAACGCTCTTGTCAGCTTTACGAGCTGGAGCTTTCTTACCACTTTTAGATGAGATTAGGTCTTCACCTTTAGACTCGGATCCAGATTTTACGTCTGCTCCCCCAGGATTAGGCGCTTTGAATCCTACTGTTTTATCAGCAGGTCTCTTATTGCTTCCTTTTACAACTGGGTCAGCGATTTCTGAATTTTCACCGCTGGCCTTAAACTCGTCAAGTTCTACTTGCTCTTCGGCCACAGCTTCGATTTCATTGTCGAACTTTTCTAGTTCATTAGCCATTTTTTTCTCCTCGTTAATTGAGTGTATACGTTTGTATATTATTTATAAATTATAAGTTTACAGGGTATTTAGGAACTTTTCAAATAGTTCTACCTTTTTTTCCTGCAATTCTCTAGCATTTACGTTGCCGGTTCTAACAATCTCTTCAATCACAGCTTGTGATCTCCATGAGTTAGATGCAGCGTCATAAATCCATTCTACCCCTTCCATAACTCCATTTACAAAAGCGTTAGGAGCAGAAGGATCTGCAACGATATCACCGGCAGTAGCAAGCTGAAAATCACCCTGCACTTCGTTGATACCTTCAGGCGTAGTTCTAATAGAACCCATACCTCTTGATGATACACCTAATGATGCACCTTCATCAATAAGACTTTTAACAATCTTACCATATGGAGTATCCATTACTTTCGCCTTACCTATATAATCTTGACCCTCTCTTCTAAGGTCTTTGATCATATGGGAAACTCTTTCTAAGTTTATGGTTGGACCATCTGGATGTCCTAATTCACCATAAGCTCTATTGTTCTTTACGAATGTGTCGTTGTATCTCTCTACTTCTTTGTCTAATGTTTCCATTGGATACATACGTCCATTTCTGTTTTTAATGCCACCTTGCATAAAGATACCTTCGATAAAGTAATCTTTTCCTTTACCATCTTTAGCTTCAGTTATTACTGGTCTGATAGAATCAAAATTTGTTTCTGCGATTAACTTCATATTATCCCTCTATTGATACGGCAGCTGCTAATAAAGTAGCTGCTGATCCAAAGACCTCGTCTGTTGGGTCTTTCTTTAATAAAACTGTTTCAGCAGGACCTACTGAAATCATACCTTTAACAACTGCGTCTGTTGAAACTGAACTGTTAGCTGATGCTGTTTGAATTGTTACGTTTCCAAATGATGCTGCATTGTTATAAATTCTTACTGTAGTTGCAAGATCAATGTTACCAGCATGGGTGTTGTTAGCAACTAATGCTGCTTGAGAATTTTTAACTTTTATAATAGTTGCCATTATTCTTCCTCTACAACCTCACTAACAATTTCCATAGCAAAGTCTACTGCTGCTTCTGGATTAGTTTGTGCTAGTTCATCAAACGCTTTTAAATTATCTTCAGTTAGATTTTCTCTTACGAAGTTAATTGCTTGCTCATATACTTCTGCATCTTGCCCATCTTCGTAATGACCTTCACCAGCTTTAGAATGTGTAGAGTCTTTATTTACTCCACCGCCAGCAAACACTCTTGCTTGCTCTTCTTCATTTTTGAAAGCTGGATGTAGTTGTTGTTGGACATTGTCAGTATGCTTACCAACGAAGTTCTTTTCAGCTTCTGATTTTGGATTTGCATAATTAGATACCTGGCCAGCTTGTAGTTCTGGATCTGGTACTATGTCGATCTTTTTAAGTTCAACTATTTGTCTAAGTGATTTCATCTTCCTCTTCCTCGTCTTCCTGCTCTTCGTCAGTTTCGGGTTCTACTATTTCTTCTTCACCTTCATCTTCATCAACAGGCTCTGAGTCTTCATCAGGCTCTTCTATATATTCCTGATCAGCTTCATACTCTTCACCTTCTTCATCTGCTTCAGGTTCTAAGTCAAGCTCTGGTTGTACTTCAACCGGCTCAGCGTCTGGATCATATTCTTGACCAAACAACTCATTACTAACTGCATCCTTGACACCTTGAACTTTGTCTGCTAGTTTATCTATCAGAACATCATTTAAGACGTCACCTGCTTTGTTAGGTTTATCGTCTAATGCCAAGTCAACTATATCTCTTACATTACCACTCATTATATTCTCCTGCTATATTTATATATCTTACACTTGCTCAGGCGGTGCTTCTGGGTATCCATTACCCTGTGGATCCGCTGGTTCTTCTCCATTTTGGTCCATATCTGCCTGTTGTGCATCTATTTGTTCTTGTTCGTTCTCAGAATCTATCATCATCTCTGCATGCATATCTTCAATCTCTTGATCTGTTTGTCTGAGGATATTCTTCTTAACCCATACTTGTGAGAAGTATTTTCCTAGGTATGGATCAACGTCATTAATAGCTGATATCTGTTCTCTAAAAATTTCTAAATCTTTTAACTCTGAGAAGTGAGAGTCTGTTATGTAATCAAATCTAATCTCTCTTCTAAGAGCTGGCCAGTCATCAGGAGTAATAATTCCTTTAAGAATAAGTTGTCTCTCTAAACACTTTTCAAATAACTGACTAAACTTTAATCTTAATCTTGCAATGAACTTCTGAAACTTAATTTCATCCCTACTAATTTCTGAAGCTCTACCTATTGCAAAACCTGTTTCTGCTTCTAATCTCGACACTGGCACATTTAGTGCTCTGTATAATTTCTTTTGAAAATATAAAACGTCATCCATCTCTCCAAGATTCTGACCAGCTGGTAATGTAGTAATTTCTGTACCTTTACCACCTTCTCTTCTTGGGAGCCAATAATCTTCTAGCATTGTCATAAACTTACGATCGTCTCTCAGTTCTCCTGTTGTCGCATCGTAAACTAATCTATTCTTATGCTTAGCCATCATATCTCTAAGATATTGTTCTGCTTTTAATTTAGGAAGATTACCAACATCGATATAGAATATTCTTCTTTCTGGTGCTCTAGATATTCTATAGATAACTGTTGCATCTTCTAATACTCTTAATTGGTTTAATGGTTTTATTGCTTTGTGTAAATGAGATAATACCATTTTATTATCTTCACTCATTAACCCTGAAGTGCAATGTAGTATACTATCCTTAGCAATTTTTATGCCTTGAGTAGTACCTTGAGCGGGATTGACTGTTCCTGGTCCGCCTTTAAAACCTTTATCATTGTACATGTAATATTCTTGTTTGGTCTGTGCTAGCTGTATAGTGTTAGGTCCAGTACCGCTACGTTTCTTTTTGACCTCTCTAACTTTTCTAATTTTTCTAGGATCTATATACCTTAATTCTTGAATACCATTTTGTACATTTTTCTCGTCTATGATGATATGATAGTACATTCTACCATCAATGTACCAGTGTCTAAATATTTCGTATGCTTGACGTTCGAAGTCCAGTAAATCTTTTACATTTAAAAACTCTTCGTTTATTTTTGTTTTGATTGAATCTGATACTTGAACCGCATCTAAGTTGATTTCTGCTGTATGGCTATCTGGATCATAAACAATAGATTCGTTTACGATATCGTCGATAGCATTTTCACATTCTGGCTGCATGGCCATGTTTCTATAACGAGTTACTAACTCGCCTTCTGTTTTACTTGACTGTTCGAGATCTACATACTGTCCGTATACACCACCTTCCGCAACAACTACAGCACCGTCGTCTTCTGTAGGCGGCACAAAAGACCCCAGATCTTGGTCTGTTGTCTTTCTTTTGATTTCGAATCCGAATAATTCTGCCATTGATTACCTCATAATATATTTATTAGAGCAATAGAATACCCTAATAAAGATATAAAGGCAACGGTTAGTTGCCTTTTATCCCTAGTTTCCGCCAGCGTTGCCTGTAGAACCACCAGTAACTTCCCACCAGTCGTACTGGAATGTTACGTTAAATTCTTGGATTACATCTGTCGCATTCCAATCAACGTCCATTTCAGTTATGTTTGTCGGGAAAATTCCATTGAAGGAATATTCTCTGATTGGTACTCCAGTCTTAGAATACTGTATAACCTGTGCTGTTGATTTATATGATAAGTCACTAGCTGAACCAAAACCTCTTACGTTGCCTAGGTGTGAGTTGATTGTGTTCATCCACTCTTCCATAGCATTTCTAATTAAGAAATCTTCGTCGTTAATAACTGTTACGTTCCATTCAGCAAATGTTCTATCGCCTGCAATCTTTACCTTTCTACCAAAGTATGGTACTTCAATAAAACCTAAAGTTGATGCTGGGACCTGAGAAGCTCTCACTAAGAAAGGTGTCTTCAAGTCCGCTGCAGCGTTTGCAGGGTTCGATATGTTGACTTGGAACAGGGTAGGTCTAGCACCACCAAGGGATAACTGGGACCTAATTTCGTTAATGTTAAAAGCCATTGTTTTCTCCTATTCCTATTTATTAAAACTGTCCAACTACTTCTGAGAATTCAACACCACTTCTTACTGCTACAAAGTTTAGCTGAATGAAGTTAATTGATCTTGAAGGTTTGACATATATGTCACCTATGAATTCATTTCTATCGATGACTTCTCCTGTGTTGTTTGTATCATCACATACAACTCTAAAGTCAACAATACCTCTTCTTCCTTGTATATCTCTTAAGAAAGGTTCAACAAGATTCTTAAACTGTGATCTTGTGAATGCATCATTGAACTCAAACAATGAGAACTTAGATGCTGTTGAAATTGCTTTCTCTAATACAATGAATAATCTTCTTACATTGATTCTATCGAATGCAGATGGTTTACCTAGTAATGTTTTATCACCAAACAAGATTGTACCTTGTCCTGGGAATGTTACAACTGGGTTAATATCTGATTGATATAATCCGTCTCTTTCTGCTTTCTTAGGATTGAATGCTAGTTTAACAAGGTTTTTAATTCCACCTCTGTTGTATCCAGCTGGTGAGAACCAAGCGTCTCTTAGCTCATCACTTCTTACTGCTAGACCAGCAATGTCTCCGTTTAATGGAATGTATCTATAAACATCATCATACTTATCGTATTGATACTTATAGCCACTATCTAAAAATGCGTAACTTGAATTTGTAATATCGTTTCTAAAAGTTTTGATGTCGTCAAGTTCTGATCCAATGTTATCTACTACGTCACCTTTTTCTGGTGAAGCAAATAAAACACAATCCTTTCTGCTTTCACAAATGTTGTCTACAATATATTTTGCAAGATCAGCACCGTTAGTACCGCCAATAGCTTTACCTTGTAGGATTAAGCTAACATCGATATCTTCTGCTGACTTAAATAAGTCGTAACCATCTGTTACATCTGCTAATGCAATTGATCCTTCAGCTGCTGAGTCTACGCCCAACTTCAATGAATCAATAGTTGCTAATGAACCTGATAGTGCACTTGATGTTGCACCTGTTACATTAGCTGCTAGATTGTATGCACCTTTTGCATAAATCCATTGTGATTGTCTTTCTATAACATCGATCCAGTAATTTGATTCTCCTGACTCTGTCTTAGCATCTGTTGCTCTTGACACTGCATCAAAGACTTCTAATACTGTTCCTTTTGTTCCTGATATATCACCATCTTCGTCTACAACTACAACGTGAATCTCATCACCTGCTCCACCTTTTTCTTCTGTAAATACAGATGTTCCTGGTGCACCACCTACTAAGTCGTGGTACTTCCATTGTTTAGTTGCTGCCAAAGATGTAATATCTCTTGACCCAGTGTACTTAGTTTTAAAAGTACCTGCTAAACCGCCTGTTGCAATAGTAGCAATTTCTAAAGTATGTGTACCTGTTGTAGTGTTACCAAACTTTAATAGGTCTCCAACTTGCGCTGTACCCAATGCTTCTACGTTTGCTGTAAATGCAATTGCATTTGAACCTGCTGATACTGTTATAGTTGTTCCTAATGCAACACTATATTCATTAGGTGCTTTACAAATATTAACTTGTAAGCTGTTACCTAAAGCTCCAGGATACTTTGCAATAAAGTGGTCTGATGATGTAATGGTGACATTTGCTATCTTATCATCGTTCTCGACTAGTACTGCTGCTGAACTTCCGTTAGATACGGCATTCTTAGCTGAAGAGTCGATAACTCTTGATACATATAGTTTATTCCCATAAGCCAAAAAGTTAGCTGCTGAGAAAAATGTTTCGGGATTTAAGCTCCCATTCGGCTTGCCAAATCGAGCAACTAAAGTTTCCTCGCTGTCAACTAAGACACGAGATTTAGCTGGTCCCCATTTGAAAACCCCTGCTATGGCGCCTTCCGTTGTAGAAACTGCTGGTACAACTGTACTCAGATCAACTTCTGATACGTTTACGCCTGGACTAACCTGAAATGGCATTTCATTCTCCTTTAATTTACGGTAGATTATTAAGCTCTGGATTATTTATTAAACTCTTGACTTGAAGACTGTTACCAAGTACTGTCTCTATCGTAGTCATAATCCCAGCTTTTAACTAGTTCTCCGCCTTTGAACTCGTCGTCTTCTTCCCAACTATCTCCCTTACCATTATCTATAAAACCGAATGGTACGAGCTCGTCTTCTAACGCTTGTTCGTTTAATTTATATAAATTCTTTCTGATATCTATATCAGTAAGTTCCTTAAAGTAATCTTGTTGTGATAACCACGCAAAGAATACTAAACACATAACTAAGTCATCATTTCTTCCTTCTTCTGCTTCATAGCTTGTTCCTCTTTTATTAGCAACAAAGCTAGTTAATTCAGATAGAATATCAAAATCATTAATAATCATTCTATCATTTTCTATGATAGTTTTTAACATAGCACAACCAATACGTTTTAATGCAGGAGTAGTTCTAATACCCATTTGCATATCACCACCGCCAAAGCCACTACCAGCTATTTGTCCTGATCGGCCTTTCCATTGTGCTCTCAATATATTTTCATACTCCAAATCATGATGAAGTATATCTATAACCTGTCCACCTACATCATTAATCTCTGCTAATACATGAGCTCTGTTATAAGCCATAGCAGCATTGTAGATAGCTTTAGGATATAATACTGGTGCAATTGTATTGTTTCTGTATGTTGCAACTACTTTGTATGGTAGTTCTGTTACATCTAATACTATAAATGCACTATAATCATTACCCACTCCTCTACTTGTATCAGCACATAAAGTGTATATGTGATCAGGTTTAGGTTCTTCAAATACTTTTAAACTTTCATTATACTGTTTAGGTTCTTCAAATACTAAATGTCTTAACTTGTGTGGATCAATCAATGTATCTGATGACCCTAAGAATTCACATTCAAACTCAACAGCAAATTGTTTCTCTGATGTGTTTCTTATTGTTTGTTCTTTCCATTTTTCATCTCTTCCTGGAACATCCCACCAGTTTACACTTACTGTAGCATAATCATTAAATCCTTTTTCTGCATCATGCCAAAGTTTATAAAACATATTCATACCATTTGGTGTAGATGTAATTAATACTCTTGATGTTTTACCAGATGATATTGTAGGATATACAGAACTGAAGAATTCATCCTGGACAGTTGCAGGTACGAATGCAAACTCATCTAGGTATACTAAGTTAATTGACATACCCCTTACAGCAGATGCTGATGTAGATGATGCAAATATTTTGGATCCATTTTCTAATTCTATATTACCCTTGTTCCATTCTACAATACCTTGTTGTAAGAACCATGGTAAGTTCTCATAAGCTAATTGTAATCTTGATAAAATTTCTCTTGATGTTGCAGCTTTGTTTGCTAAGATAGCAATGTTAAAGTCTGGATTGAACAATGCATAGTGCATCATTATTGCTACCATTGTAGTCGTCTTACCTGTCTGACGAGGCATCTTACATATAACAAATCTGTTTTCATCAACAGTTCTCATTATATTTTTTTGGTAATCGTAAGGCTGATAAGGCATTAGACCTTCATCAATACTAACAATCTTTATATATTTTTCACAAAAGTATACTACATCTTTACTGCACTTGACAATTTCCTGTATTTCTTTTTCGCTAAAGTCAATTGTTATATTGGCTTTTTTTAGCTTTGGATTTCCTAAATAATGATCAGCCATCTTTGTGTTGTTTTACTTTCCTAGCACCACCTTCAATTAAATCTGTGAGGTCTTTAGTGCTTCCTATAAAGAGATTGTTTGTTACTTTTTGATTCTTATTCTCTTCTGGTTGTAAGTCTTTCATCTTTTTTTGTACATCAAGTAGGTCTTTGTTAGCAGATGATAATGTTCTTACTAAGTCTGCTACTACTTCAAATGATCTTGGGTGTTGTGATTGTTGAGCTAGATCTACTATACCGTTAAGAGCATCTGTTCCTCTTTCTATAATGTTGTATAGATTCTCTCTAGCATATTTAAAATCGTTTTCTATGGTTGGATCAACCACTACTTCTTTCTTTTCTACTGGCACTATTTCACCTTCCATAGGTTGAACGTCTAGTGCCTTACTGATTGGGTCTTTATGTTTCGCCATTAAAATAATCCTCAAAGTCCGTAATTACGGCATAATTATCATTACTATATATACCACCTACTGCAACTGTTGCTAGTGCATTGGTGGTTGGATTTCTAAATTGGTCTAAGCCTGGTTTTTGATTTATACCTATTGCTGCTGCGTTACCATATGTACCGTTAGCATGTGTAGTATACAGATTAGTATTAGTTGTTTTAATAACACCTTTGTCTGTTACTGGTCCAAATAGATACGCTCTCATAGTAAAATTTAGATTCCATATTAATGCTCTTCTTGTCTCAAAATCACCTTCATATGTATCTTGGGACGCTAAACTATTTAGTACGACTGGAATATCGACCTTATAGTCAAGCTCTGGAATCAAGTTGATTGTTGCTGTAAATTCTGGTGTAAAGAATGGTATAACTTGTTCTAATAGTTGTGTTGCATCTTCTGCATATCTTGTATACATGTTAAACTCAAAGTTGATGTCATATGGAACAGGAGCAAATGATGTCTTTACATTGTTGCCTGTAGCTGGATCTTTTGTTACTCTATTAATCGTATTTAACTTTCTTGATGGATCATAAGTTAAGTTGGTCATCTCAAAAGAAAGTCTTGGTAATAAAATACTTTGCTTTTCAGTCAAAGATATATTTTGTTCTAATCTAGCTGTTACTTTTTCTCTTGGAGCATATGTAAGAGGACATTTAATTGTTTGTATAACATTGTCATTACTATTTCTTCTTTCAATACGTAAGTCGTTAAACAAAGTACCAAATAAAATAATATACTTTCTAAGAGATTCATGATAAAACTTATGACCTAACATTAGAAGCTACCTCCTTCACTAAACGGATCTGCTTCACTAAAGTCAATAAAGTTATCTGCTTGACCTTCAATGAATAAGTTTTCACTATCTGTAATATCATCTTGGTCTAATGCTGTACCAATTCCATCTAACAGAATTCTTTGTCCTGTTTCTATATGGATTGGTAGATCACCGGTCTCCATCATTAATTGGTTATGTAAGAATACATCTGTTGATCTTGTATCTTCTAGTACATCAATATCAGCAATACCTGTATTGAATCTTTCACCAGAGTATTCAAACATCTCTAGTCTTACTTCATAGAATTGTAGTGAACCCATTTGATAGAATACTGGTTCATGTTCTACAAAGTTAACTTGATATAGTTTTTTGTTAAGTGGGAAAAAGATAACATCTCCTTCTCTTGGTCTTTCTATGTTTGCTAAATCTTCTCTTCCAACATCTTGTTCAAATGTTCTTCTAGCAACTGACATAGTCATTGTGTCTCTTTGCTCAACACCAAACTTAGATAAGAAGTCTCCTTCTCCTCCAAATCCTTCTACTGTGTTGATATACATTGGTACTGTATAGAATTCTTTGAACGTACCTAGATCGTCTTCACCATATAGATAATCATAATCACCATATGTCTTTGGAAGATAATATGCTTCAATACCGTATATGCTTATTGATTCAATAATTAAATCTTCAATTAAGTCTTGTTCTTGACTACTTTCAAAGTTATTAAAGAATACTGATCTGTTAGACATTTACTACCCCACAAAATCTTCAGGTGGATATGAGTATGCTGTTGCCATTTCTTCTTCTAGTTGCTGTCTTTCTGCAACGGCATCGTCATATATCTTTTGCCCGTTAAACTGAACTCCTCCAGGTAATTGCATACCTTCAAATTTAGTTAAGTTAGATCCCCATTGTATTTTAATTAAACAAGCTGCATATCTTAAAAGCCATCTGTCTTTCCATACATCTGTAAATGTGTCTGGATCAATTACTTTATATGCTTTTACTACAATTGTTTGTCCTACAGCTAATCTATCCCAGTCCATATCTACATGTACTTGGTTCATATGTCTACTATATCTTATTCTTTGCTTACCTACTAATATCTCTTCGATCATACGTATGTTTTGGAAGTTCATATAGTAGGGCACCAGTTCGTACCTAGAAAGGTCGTAGAGGTCGTTTAAAGCGATCTGATACCGTATATTAAACAGGTTGTTTGTTGATAGAGCATCACCTATGTCAAACATATCTACTACACCAACAATATTATCTGGTACAGTAAAATACTTATTATCTTTATCTGTTTGTGTGACTACATGTTTATAGAATGTGTGTTCCATGCCATCAAAGTGGTAATCTACATAATAGTCTAAAGCCTCATCTACTCTGTCATCTACTTGGTCTTCATCGACGTTTATTTCAATGACAGGTTTACCCAACCTTCTAAGGCAGTGTTCTTTAAATGTTGCTTTACTATTTGGTCTGCTCATGTTATTATTTATTCTCCCCAGCTAATGTCGCCGTTAGCATAATATACTTTGAACACTCTTCCAGTGTTATCTTCTAGGTCTGTTCCTACTCTGATATCTCCTTCCACATCCAATACTGCTTGTGGATTGTCTGTTTGAATACCAATTCTATCTGAAGATGTATTAGCAACCAATAAGTCATCATTTTTATTTTGACCCATTCTTACTACAGCTTGTGCTTGAGCTTTGTTGCTTTTAATCTCTACTTGTGATGCTCCAAGGTCTTTACCTCTACTATCATCAGATAAAAAGTCTGCTAAATGTCTTCCTTTACTTGCCATTTGTTATCCCCATGCTACATCACCGTTTGCATAGTATACTTTAAATGCTCTGTTATCTCCATCAAGGAGAGTATCGTTTACTGTTACGTTTGCTCCAAAATATGTATTTCCATTTACTGAAAATACATGAGCTGGATTTGTATTTGCTATACCAATATTATTATTAGATGCTATTGTTATGTTATTAGAAGAACCTATGCCATATGAAAATATTTGTAGTAAGTCATTGTTAGATGCTGCTTGTGTTAATATGACATTAGCACCATTAGTAGCAGTATAGTCTTCTGTCTCTTCTAATAAAATACCATTCAAAAATACTTGAATACTATCACCAGTTCTATATCCTAAACTGTTACTGTTATCGTCATTACCTGCAAAGTTTGACTGGTTATTACTTGCTACAAATTCATATAAAGTATATGCACTAAACCCTGCTGCACCGGCTTCATTAGTCCAGTAGAGTTGTCCGTTACCATATGTTTTTAGAATTTGACCTGAACCACCATCTTCTGATGGAAAAGATTGTGCGTTAATTGTTAATGAGGATACATTTGCACCGACCTCAAATACACCACCAGAACCTTTGGAGTATAGAATACCATCAGCTGTATTGATAGCTAATTCTGCTGTATCTATGTTTGATGTATTAGGCGCGCTACCACTTAAGGCAGATCGCTTGATCTTAATTACTGATGCCATTTAGCTCCTCATTAATGCGTATATACGCTGAGTTTATAGCCCCTTATATAAGGGGCTTTATAAAATTATTTAGTAAGTACCACCATCAATGACTGCATCTAGTTGTCCTAGATCAGAAGCACTGTAAGTTATAGTACTTCCTGGTTCTGTTGTTATGCCTTCTAAAAGCACAAATGCTTTGTTTGTATGGTCTTGATCTCTGAAGAAAGCAGAGTACTTATCTGTTCCACTGTCATCAAATGTTCCATAGAAACCAATGTCTACTGCATCTGCAGATGTTTGGTTATCAGCGAGTGATAACAAATTGTCATTAATTGTTACTGTTGTACTTTCTACTGTAGTTGTTGTACCTTGAACAGTTAAGTTTCCTGATAGTGTTATGTTTCTAGCACCAATATCTTGACCTACTGTTAAGTTTTCTCCAATCTGTACGGACTTAGCAATACCAACACCACCAGCTGTTACTAATGAACCTGTAGATGTACTTGCACTGTTTGTAGTATCATCAATGTCTACTACACCATCAACACCAAAGTTACCAGCTACGTTAGCAGCTCCTGTTACATCTAGGTCTCCACCTACATTAACATCTGATGATACGTTAGCTATGCCAGTTAAGTCTAAACCAGCTCCACCAGTAATCAGACCATCTAATTGTGATGTTGTTGATACGTTAATGAATCCTGTTAATGTTGTGTTGCCAGCTGCTAATGTTGTAGTTACTACTGCAGCGCCTCTGATAGCAGCTGAAGCAGCATTTACTTCACCGGTGATATCTACATCACCGCCTACTACTGTATTGCCTGATGTTTGTACAGATGCTACTGATACAGCATTAGTTAGTTTAACTGAAATGTGTGATGTATTAGTACCTGCAACTACAATGTGATCGTCACCGACTATTTTAACTACGTCTGTGTTAGCACCACTAGCAACAGATAAGTTTGCTGATAATGTGTTAGCACTTGTACCAAAGTCTACGTCTACTGTGTTTGCTGTAATAGTGATTGCACCTGAACCGTCAGATGTAATACCAATACCGTTAGCACCTGTTATATTAACAAATGAGTTAGCTGCATTACCAGTACCTGTTAACTTAATAGTACCTGATGTAGTATTAGCTATAGTATCTAAATCATACGCGTCACCAGATATCTGAATAATATCTGAACCGTCTGAAGATGAGAATAGCTTCTTATCCGCAAGGTTAATAGCTAGCTCACCCTGTTGTAGAGCACCACCACTAGGTACTTGACCTGAGCTGGTATTTCTTTTTAGTTTAATTATTGAAGCCATTTTTTCTCCTAATCTTTAATCGCTTGATTTAACCTTTCTAAAACAAAAGGACTTGTCCTTCTTTTAGGTTTATGCTTAAGGTTATTTATTTTTTCTAGCTCTTTGATACGTAATCTTTGAACTTGAATCTCTGTTGTTAACTGCATATTTTTTTCAGTTAACTCGTTAATAACTTGTTGTTGATTTTGTATGTATTGACTTAACATCTCTAATTCATCTCTATCTAAATCACTCAAATCACTCATTAATAAGACCCTCCATCTAAATCATCAAAGTTTGGCTCGCCTGAAGTTATCTGTAAGACTTGTCCATTTGAACCTGTCACTTGTGCCATTGTAGAAGTATTGCTTGCATAGAATACTCCTTTATTTGTAAATGTGTTTAATCCTGTACCACCATCACTTGTCTTCAATGGTGATGCTAAACTATCAATTGTTGCATTGTATAATGTTACATCTTTGATACCTGTTGCAAAAGTATTACCTTGATACCTTGCACCTGATACAAAGATACTCTTACCATCAGATACCTCTGAAGGTAAGTTGGATCCAATGAAGTTTAATATACCTGATTG